GTAAAACTCTTATGATTGAACAAACATGTGCTCAATTGAAGAGAGAACTTTTCAGAGTTAATATTACTATTGAAACTGATGAAGACGACCTAATGGGTGGTCATACTCTAGTCAATGGTAATGTAGTCTTCAGAGAAGGCCCTGTTATCAAAGCTATGAGAAAAGGTGCTGTCCTTCTCTTAGACGAAGTTGACTTAGGTTCTAACAAACTTATGTGTCTACAATCAGTTCTTGAAGGTAAAGGTTACCTCATCAAGAAAACTGGTGAGTGGGTAACACCTGCAAAAGGTTTTACAATCCTTGCGACTGCGAACACTAAAGGTCAAGGTTCAGAAGATGGAAAGTTCATTGGAACTCAAATCATGAACGAGGCGATGTTAGAGAGATTCGCAATCACAATGCAACAAGAATATCCACCAGTGACAACTGAGAGAAAAATTCTTGAGAAAGAAATGGAGTTGACTGGTGATGTCGACACTGAGTTCACAACCAAACTGGTTGACTGGGCTGACGTAATCAGGAAGACCTATTACGAAGGTGCGATTGATGATGTCATCACTACAAGAAGGTTGGTTCACATTGTGAATGCTTTCAGAATGTTTGGTGACAAACTCAAGTCCATTCAAATGTGTATCTCTAGGTTCGATGAAGAAACTAGGAATGCAGTTCTTGACCTCTACACAAAGATTGATGCAGGGGTCAACTTAACTGAGGATGAAAATCCCCTAGACGAATCGTCTGATTCAGAGTATAATGATTAAGATGTTTGGAAAAAGTAAAATCGATTACAAGTACAATGAGGGTGAACTCTTAAAAGAGTTCGCCCAGTACATTGATAAAACTTATGACCAACACTACAGTTTGAACAAGTACCAAAGTACTGAGTTTATTATTGACTCAGGACATGGTGAAGGTTTTTGTATCGGCAATATATTAAAGTATGCACAACGATACGGAAAAAAGAATGGGAAGAATAGGGCTGATATCCTTAAGGTATTGCACTATGCTTTGTTTATGTTATATGTGCATGATAAGGAGACTAAATCGTGATGAAAATTAGTAATGAAACGAGGGATATCCTCAAAAACTTTGCGACCATCAACAGTGGTATCAAAGTTGGAACTGGTCAAGAACTCAAGACTATTTCTAATATGAAAAATATTCTTGCAGTTGCGACTGTGAATGAATCCTTTCCTAAGGATTTCAGTATCTATAACCTACCTGAATTTTTGGGTGCAACTTCTTTGTTGGAAGACCCTGACTTTCAGTTTGGTGATGCAAGTTTGACTGTATCAGATAACAGTTCAACCATGTCATACTTCTATGCAAGTGAAGGTATGGTGAACTCACCTGAGAAAATGGTGACTATGCCTGATGCAGAAATCAAAGTAGATGTATCATCTACACTATTGAGTGAACTCCAAAAGGCTTCAAGTGTCTTAGGTGTCAATGATTTAGTGTTGGAATCTGATGGTACTAAAATTACTTTCACTGTGAAAGATAAGAAGAACCCAACCTCAAACACATTCTCAAGAATCGTGGGTGAAGGTAATGGTGTATCTTATTCAATGAACTTTAAGATTGAGAACCTTAAAGTGTTAGAAGGTAACTACGAAGTGTTTGTTTCTTCGAAGGGTATTTCAAACTTCAAGAACAAAGACATCGACTTAGAGTATTTTATTGCACTGGAACCTGATTCAAAATACAATGTTTAACCTATATAATGTTGTGAGGATTGTGCCAGTCTCTGCAAACCTTACGGGAGCTTTCCAATCTCATCATCCTTCAAGGGTGGAAAGCACTGTAAACTCGGTGGGGGGTTTACACTCTTAATATGAATACAGAATTTTTATATGTAGAAAAGTATCGTCCTCAAACAATTGAGGACACGATACTTCCTCAAAGACTCAAAGACACTTTCAAAGACTTTGTCAAACAAGGTGAGATACCTAATCTTATGTTATGTGGTTCTGCAGGTGTGGGTAAGACTACAGTTGCGAAAGCACTATGTAATGAAATGGGTGCAGACTACATTGTCATCAACGGTTCGGATGAGGGTAGATTGATTGATACACTCAGAACCAAAATCAAAAACTTTGCATCTACAGTTTCACTTGGTGGAAGTGCAAAGGTAGTTATCCTAGATGAGGCTGATTATATTTCTGCAGACTCAGTGCAACCTGCATTGAGAAACTTTATTGAAGAGTTCTCTGCAAACTGTAGATTCATATTCACCTGTAACTACAAGAACAGGATTATTCCACCACTACATTCAAGAACAACGGTCATTGACTTTACACTTACACCTACAGATAAACAAACACTTGCAGTGCAATTTCTTGGAAGACTCAAAGAGATTTGTGATGCAGAGAGTATCAAGTTTGATGAAAAGGTTTTAGTAGAACTTATTATGAAGTTCTTCCCTGACTTCAGACGTTGTCTCAATGAAGTGCAACGTTATGGTGTCAGTGGTGAGATTGATACTGGTTTATTATCCACACTCAATGAAGAAAAACTTACTCCGTTGATAAATATGATGAGAGATAAGAACTGGGGTGGAATGAGAAAGTGGGCTGGTCAAAACTCTGACAATGACTTTAATACATTGTACAGAAAACTATTCAACACTTTGGAACAGACACTTGAACCATCATCAATCCCAGCTGCAGTTTTACTGATTGCAGACTATCAATACAAGTCTGCATTCGCAATGGATAGTGAGATTAACTTTGTTGCATGTCTCACAGAAATAATGTCGGAGTGTAAATTTAAAGATGGGTAAAATAAGAAAATGGTTTAGGGACGTGTTTGATAAGTGGGTCGAAAGGTCTTTTCAAAGACAAGCAGATAAACTTTTTGCAAAACACGATGTTGAATATAGAGACGGAGATAATACATAATGGGAGAACATTCAGATAAAGTCGCAAGACAAAGAGTTCTGTTAGAAGCAGAGGAATGGGCAAAGGGAGTTAGTGGTATTCATGCACACTCTCTTAGTTCAATGTGGTATGATACTCGTCCTCAAGACACAGAGGATGGTAAAACAGTATGTGATAGACACTTCAATAGTGGACTTATTGAAAGAACATGTGATGATGGTTCTATCGTATACTTTGGTAAAGAACTGAAGGGTGATGAATTGATTGATGCATTTCAAAGAAATACTCAACCTTCTGTTGCTCAAGAACTTATCATCTAGTGTCTAAAACCAATCCATTTGATTTCGTTAAATCAGTTTCATCTACCAAGAAAGATATCATGGTGGATGAGATTGAGGAGAAATCATATGCACCTTTTCTTGTAAATAAGGCCTTGTCCTATCATCAAGATTCAATCTTACTTACTAACGAAATGAACTGTAAGCATGGTCTAGACAACCGTCTTCAGTACGTCTTTTTCCTAAATACTTTACGTAAAAGAAATAGATTTTCGAAGTGGGAGAAACCCTACGTTAGTAAGAAAATCGATACCGTAAAAGATTATTATCAGATATCTACAAAAGAAGCAAAAGACTATGTCAATCTCTTATCTGATAGTCAATTACGTGAATTGAAAAAAAGAATGAACCTTGGTGGTAAAAAGGATGGATGAATTAGAAAACATAACAAAAGACTTAGTCGAAATCACATTTCCTCAAAAAGACGATTTTTTAAAGATTCGTGAGACACTTTCACGTATCGGAGTTGCATCTAGAAAAGAACAAGAGTTGTTTCAATCGTGTCACATACTTCATAAGAGAGGTAAGTATTACATTGTACACTTTAAAGAATTGTTTCAGTTAGATGGGAAACCAGCTAACTTCGATGAATCAGATGTTGCAAGACGTAACACTATCATTGATTTGTTGAAACAATGGAACCTATTGAGTGTAGTTGACTTATCTAAGATACAGGAACCTAGGGCTCCTTTATCTCAGATTAAGGTAATTCCATTTAAAGAGAAATCGCAGTGGAAATTGACAACTAAATACTCAATTGGTAACTCAAATACCTAAATATACTTGCAAAAATTAATTTGGAGGTAAACCTATGTTCTCAGGAATTATAGACTTTATTATGGGTATTTGGAACTTATTGATGGTTATCCCTGTGGTAATTTCAATTTGTTCAGTTATAGTATCACTTACACCGACACCTCAAGACGATAAGGTCTGGGCAAAAGTGTATAAATACTTAGAAGTTCTTGCACTTGCAATTGGTAAGGCAAAGGACAAAAATCCATTATTGGATAAGTAATTAATCTAACGTTAGGAGATATATTATGGAATTTGGATATGTAGTGATTGGTCTTATTGTGATTGGTCTCGTATATTTCATGGTCAAGGGAGAGAAAACAGAATCACCTTCTGTTAAAGCTTCCACTCCTGCACCTGCACCTGCTCCAGTAGCAGATGCGAATGGTAACGGTATTACTTCTAAAGCAGAACTTAAGAAGTTAACCAAAAACCAACTGATTGATTATGCAGAGAAGAATTCTCTCAAAATCAAAAAGTCAGGTACCAAGGCTGCAGTGATCAACGAAATTCACAGTCAGTTAAAGTAAGTTTCCAAACTAACTAAATAACATCAAAGGGGACACTCCGTCCCCTTTATTACATGAGGAATATGAAATGAGAGCAGTACTAGCACTCATCATGTTGTTTCCTCTCGTAGCGGTATCAGAGACGGTTATCAATTATGATGATGGTTCAACCCTAACCCTCACAGAGGGTGAAGCAGTTTACGTTGTTAAAGGTAAAGTATATCAACATCGTAACTATCAAAATGGAAAGACCATTCAATTCAAGGTCATTCCTCCAACAAAACGAAGAGATTATGTTCCACAACCCCACGATGGCTTAACAGGACATGAGTGGTGTGAAGCATATGAACCTTGGTCAGAAGGATTGACCTTTGCAATGATTCAATGGCAACGTGCATGTGACACTAACAATGATGGTGTGTATGATATGTGCGATTACTATGAACCAACTGGACAGGCAACCTTCGAAGAATTACAATGGCAAGACCAATGTAATGATGGTAAACCTTGGGACGGAAGTTAAAATACTAGGGGTCATTCGACCCCTTTTTCTTATCTGATAAACTGTCATTTTTTTGACAGGCGAACAGTCCATAATCATAAATAAGTGTATTATGGATGACATTTTAGTACTGATTGAACAACTCGGTATTCCTGTTGCGACAGCAATAGTTATGGCGTTTTTCATATTCATGACACTAAAATACATCCTTGATGGTGTTTTGGACGATATTAAAACACTAACAGGTTTTGTAACCATGTTAGAAAATAGAGTGCGAACAATGAATAATGAAATCATAAAAATAGATTTAATGATTTCTCAAGCATTAGATTTAAAGCCAGATACAGACAGGGTTGCAAGAGCAGAAAATTTTGTCGAAGAGGGAAAAATCGATAGCAGACGAGACTAGGACAGTGGATTACATAGTAGATATAGTGAACGATTATGGTTTCGCCGTACTCCTATCACTAGGTATGGGTTATTTTATCTATTATGTGTGGAGATATGTTACAGAAAAACTGGAACCTATCATTGAGAAACAACACATAACTCTTATTAAGTTGATTGATCAAGTTCGAATGTTAGACCAAGACCAAATCAGAATGAAACAAAAGTTAGAGACAGTCTTAGAATTTAAAGAGAAAAGACTTGAGGAGTTAACAAATGAAGAGGACAATAGTACTTCTTAATTTATTATTAGTGTCATCTGTTTATGCAGATGAAATCAAATTCGGATTTAAGAATCCAAGCTTCAGTGGCGTAGGAACTGGGGCCCATTATCTTACAATAGAAAATCAAGAGACTTCAAGAAAGAAAGCGATAGAGGACTCTCTTGAGGCCGCAAGAAAAGCTGCAGAACGAGAAGCAGAAAATAGTACACTTGCAAAATTTATCAGAAACCTAGAAAGCAGAATCTATGCCCAGTTTGCAAAACAGTTAGTTGAATCTATGTTTGCAAATGATAACCCAGCAGGATTTGGTTCCTTCATTTTAGAAGGGAACACAATCACGTGGGAAGTGATAGTAGATGAGTCAGGTGCTGAGTTTATCAGACTAACAGTTGTTGCAGAAGACGGAACATCAACAGTCATTGAAATACCAGTAGGAACAGGTAACTTTGCTCAAGACCCTGACACTGGTGGCGGTGGTGATGGTTAAGTATCTACTTGCATTAACACTACTGATAAGTGGATGTGCATCAGTCCCAAAGTGGTCTGATAACCCAGCTGATTGTGCTTACGAAACAGGTAGGTTCGATGAAGGGTTTGGTAAAGACATAGTTACAGGTGTTGCAAAACAAGTTACACGTAGATATATTTGCGTAGAAAGTCCACAGGTAGTTAGATTACCTTCTTACTTGGAACTTTTAAACCTACCACCTGCAGAAGAAAAACCAGTCGTAACAGTCTATAACTTTTTAGATAAAACTGGACAGAGAAAATCTGTAGATAACATTGCTTCATTCTCTACTGCAGTGACACAGGGTGGAGTAGAAATGGTTATCGATGCACTCAAGACTGCAGGAGACGGAACGTGGTTTAGAGTGGTGGAACGTAATGGTATTGATGCACTCATAAGAGAGAGACAAATCATTAGAAGTGCAAGAAACGATTACGCTCAAATTACAGGGGAAGACCCACAAGGCATTCAACCTCTATTGTTCGCAGGAATGATTATAGAGGGTGGTATCATTGGTTTTGATACCAATATCAAAACTGGGGGTTCAGGCGCAAGAACTCTCGGTATTGGATATGCAAGGCAATATCGCCAAGATGTTGTCACCATCTCTATGAGGGCTGTATCAGTTCTCACTGGGGAAGTATTACTTAATGTACAAACTCGGAAAACTCTTTTGAGTTATGGTTCAGGGGGAGATGTTTTTAGATTCATCGAACAAGGAACACAACTCATAGAGATTGAAGACGGAGTTGGAAATAATGAATCAGTGACGTATGCAACACGAACAGCAATTGAAGCTGCAGTGTTGGAATTAATCTACCAAGGACACCATAGGGGTTTTTGGAAAATAAAAGGGTATAACGAAAATGAAAAAACTAATTAGTTTAAGTACATTATTACTTATGTCGACAGCATTCGTTTTCGCACAAGCCACTGATGATAACGAAATTAAGATCACTCAAACTGGTGATACATTAAAACTTTACATCGACCAAATCGGTTTTGGTAACAAAATCGGTGGAGACAATGGTTCTTCAGGAAGTGTATCGTCTGCAATGGCAATCACAGGTGCAACGTTAGAGTTTGATTTAGATTTTAGCGGTAACAATAACGTCCTATTCGGGCCAGTTACTGCAGACAGTTCTTATTACAAGTTAGACTTTACAGGAGATTCTAACTCAATCGACTGGAAAATCGGTGACCTAGGCAGTGCAGATAGTTCTAATATCAACTTTGATGTTACTGGAAGTAGTAACACTTTTGATATAGACCAAGGTAGTGCCTTCAGTGCTGAATCTTTAGATGCCGACTTAGTATTAATCGGTAGTTCAAATGTTTTTGATATTGATTGGGAGGCAGATAACCTGACATGGAATTTTGATGTCACAGGTGCATCCAATAATATTAATACACTTCAAAACGATGCAAGTGACTCATCACTTACTTTTACACTTGATGGGGATAGTGCAGACGTTGATATCAACCAATTGACTGGGACTTGTCCAACAGGTGCTAACGGTTGTTCATCACCTACATCTATCATAACACTAGACATCACTAGTGATAACAGTGTTATTCAAATCAATCAGAAAGACTCATCTACTGATTCTTAGTTTGTTGTTTATCAGTGGGGTTCATGCAAATGACCCCATTGGTGACATCGTAGAGTCTACAGGAATCGGAGAATTACTTCGTGGTAATGTGACACTTCCTCACACGGTAGGAAGTGAAGTGATACTATATGATGAAGCGAGAACAGGAAATGGTCGAATGAAGATTGTCCTGTTAGATGATGAATTTATTGATATGACTGAACAGACTAGAGTCTATATCGATGAAGCATATTATGACCCAAACCCTGACTTATCAAAACTATCATTACGCATGGTACAGGGAACTGCACGATTCGCTTCAGGTGCAGGAAATAAAATTAGAAAAAAGAATATCAATGTGTCGACACCAACGGCACAAATTGCAATCAACGGAACAGATTTCACAACAACTATTGATGAGATAGGACGCTCACTTGTAATACTTTTGCCCGACGTAAACGGTGACGCATCTGGCGAAATAGTAGTGTCAAACTTGGGGGGTAGTGTTACACTAAACGAAGCCTATCAAGCAACTATGGTATCGTCTTTAGATACTCCACCTGCATCAACAGTCACCTTACAGGGAATCACACCATCCCTTATCGACAATATGTTTATTGTCAACCCACCTCAGGAAGTTAAACAACAGATTGAAGACCAAGCAAGAGACGATGCGAACAGAGACCAAGGAATATTAGATGTAGATTTCTTAGAGTTCAACGAATTAGAACAAGATGCATTAGAAGACACTAAAGAAAATTTAGAATTTTCAGAACTAGATATCGACTTATTAGATGTCGACTTCCTCACTGACCTTTTAGATGTAGTAGAGGAACTAACAAAAACAACAGTGCAATTAAAAGATGTACAGGCAGATAGTGGAGGGGGTATTGTTACACTTAAGGGTGCAGTGTTAGGATTCAACAAAGATTCACAATACAATATCTTTGTACAAGATGGAGACTTGTATCTCTATCGTAATGTAAATGGAGTTATTGAAATCATCATTCAACAGGGAAATTCAGGATACATAGATACTACGGTTGATGGGTATTCAGGTGTTATTGAGTTTGGAAATGGTGACCCTGCAATTGAGATTATAATCAATCAAGGAGACTAAATAGTATAAAGGAGACAAACTATGGATAAACTACAAAAACTTTTACAATGGCATGAGGACTGGTCTTATCAATGGATAGAAAGATTAGGTATTACCGAATACCACGCAATGTGGCTATCTTTCGCTGAAGGTTTAGTTATTGGTTTATTATTAGCATGGATTTTTTAAAGAAACTTAAAAAAATCTTTTTTAAATACTGGGTGGCGCCTTGGGCGCCATTCATCCTTTTTATAGGTGTCGTCCACGCAGATGATAATCAAATCACGATTATGCAAGAAGGTGCTAACTTCGAACTTGATATAACTCAAATCGGTTACAACAATGTTGTTAAACAATGGACTTCTACAGAAGGAATCGATGGTGATGATAATGTTGTTATCATAAAACAAGCAAATGATAGAGGTTACTCAGGTGACCAAAACATCATAGAGATTCGTAGAGTATGGGGAGACAGAAATACTCTCAAACTTGGTCAAGGATATCATGTTAGCACTAGTGGAAATTTCACTATAGATAACCAAGAACTAGGTGACACTTTTGCTCATCTAAATATTACTGGTCATGATAACACTATTCTTATGACACAAAGAACAAACAACAGTTCTTCAGGTCATGACTATTGGTTACATCTTGAAGGAGATGATAATGATATTTTTACAGTTCAAAGAGAAGGTGGAAGTCAGTATATCAATTTAGATATTTACACTGATGGTAACGATGTTGACCTCATTCAAAAAATGGATGGAGACCATTACATGTCTGTTATATTAAGAGGGACAGAACCAACAACGATTGGTGTAACTCAAGCAAGTAATCAAAATAAATCATACAGTGTAACAAATTATTGTTATACCACTGGTGGTTGTTCAATATCGGTAACACAAAACTAAATGAAAAAACACTTCGCAATGGGGATGACTAAGTTCTTCCGATTCTTCGCAGACTTATTTTTTAGAAAAAGATATGGTCATCGTGCAGTAGTATTAGAAACTATTGCAGGAGTACCAGGCATGGTTGCAGGGATGTGGGTGCATCTAAAAAGTCTTAGACAAATGAAGACTGGATACGGCCCAATGATTAGAGAATTACTTGAAGAGGCAGAGAATGAAAGAATGCATCTCATGTTCTTTATTGAGATTGCAAAACCAAATCTATTTGAACGACTACTAGTGTTACTCGCACAAGCAATATTTTGGGTATTCTATTTTGTTATGTACGTCATAACTCCATCGACTGCACACTTGATGATACACTATTTTGAAGAGGAAGCAGTCAAGTCATATACAGAGTACCTTGCAATGATAGAGAACAAACAGTTAGAAGATATACCTGCACCTAAACTTGCAAGAGATTATTACAATCTTCCAAACAATGCAAAACTCTCAGACATGATTAAATGTGTAAGAGACGATGAGAGGAAACACTCTAAAGTAAACAAAAAATTTAGTAATGTTGTATAGTTGGAAAACAGTTCTAGTTACAATTAGTTTACTCGTTGGTTTAAAAATTTGGTCACCTTATATTGTAGAAAACATTCAGTGGTCGTGGTTCGATTACTTACATCAACAACAAGAAAAGGTAAAGTCTGATGAGATACTCTTAGTCGATATAGATGAGAGGTCTCTAGAAGAGTTCGGTCAGTATCCATTCAAACGTGGAATCTATTCTGACATTCTTTTAAATACACACTACAGTAACACTCATGTGTTCACTCAACTCTTTTCAAAACCTGATAGAGATGCAGAAGAAGATTTAAAATTTGCAGAAGGTCTAATCAACAGACTGACCATTTTATCTGCAGCCCCATCTGCACAAATACAAAAAGGTTCTGCACCTTTTGTTAACACTTCAGTGTTTGGTGGAGGTGATATAAAAAATCATGCATGGAACTTTACAGGAATTGTTCCACCATTAAAGATTTTATCAGATAACACATATGGTGTAGGAGTTACTACTGCAACTCCACCTTTCGAAGGGACACCAAACTTTGACGGAACAGTTCGCTCTGCGCCGCTAATAGTAACTGCAAATGACCAAGTATATCCATCTATAGTGTTAGAAGTGTTACGTGCATTCTACGACCAACCCAATTATCAAACAAGAGTTACGCAAGATGCAGGAATAGAATGGATTCGTATGGGAAGAGAAGTTCCCATGGAAACCACTCCAACAGGAGACCTAATGATCTCCTACTGGAATGAGTTTGACAGAATACCTGCCGTCGACCTTAAACAGTCAGACGTTCAGAATAAGATTCTGATTTGGGGTCTAACTGCTGAGGGATTGAATAATCCAGTTTCAACTCCAGTGGGTACAATGTATCCCCACGAAGTTCAAGCCTCAATCCTCCAAACCGTCTTGCAAGCAACTCAAATACAACAATCCTACTATCTTGAATTTCTCGAAGTTGTTCTTCTTCTGATAGTTCTGATATTAGTGTTGGTAATGGTTTACAAACTTCCCACAACTCTTGCGGCTTTAGGGAGTCTAGGTGTTGTAGGATTTCAGGTGGGTGGGGGTTTCTATTTGTGGTCTTCAAGTCTCGTTCTTTTCGATACTTTCTACTCATCTATCGCCTCCTTGATAGTTTTCGGACACGCATCATATAACAATTACTATGTGACTTATCAACTCAAGGAACAGATTAGAAAACAGTTCCAAAAGTATTTATCTCCTGACATGGTCAAACAACTACAGGATAATCCTGATATGTTAGTGTTAGGTGGACAGAGAAAGGAAATGACTTTTCTCTTCATGGACATTTGTGGATTCACTCCAGTGTCAGAACACTACAAGAATAACAACGACCCTGAAGGTCTAGTTAATCTAATCAATAAATACTTAGATACCATGACAAAAATAATATTGTCGAATGGTGGAACCATCGACAAATACATGGGTGATTGTATAATGGCGTTTTGGAATGCTCCTCTTGATTGTGAAAATCATGCAGACATGGCAATAAAATCCGCCAAAGAAATCTCAGAAAAGGCAGATGAACTTATTAAAGAACTTGAAGACGATGGTCTTCCTCGCATTGATGTCGGCATCGGTATCAACACAGGGGAGTGCATTGTTGGGAACATGGGAAGCGAATTACGATTTGACTATTCCGTCATCGGAGACGCTGTCAATCTCGCATCTCGACTCGAAGGCCAAACGAGAAATTATGATGGGGTACGAGTGTTGTTATCGTCAAGAACTGCTGGATGCAGTACGGATGGATTATTCACTAAAGTCGATGCAATCAAGGTTAAGGGAAAATCCGAAACTATTGAGGTCTTCACGATTTGACCTACGTTGGGAATTAGTCGACCCACCATCTGAATTCGATTGGACAGTTTTTGTTACACTGCAAGTGTTAGATATCTATACAACCTATCGTGGTTTAAAGTATGATTGTGTTGAAGAAGCGAACCCACTGTTTGGTAAGAGACCATCAGTAAGTGATATGGCATTATACAAGTTTGCAATATTGACACCTGCATTTCAATACGATAAAAGACATGGTAATTTAAGTAAAGCATCTTTGAGAGGTACGAATACATTTATGATGTTCGTTATAGGTAACAATCTAAATGTGGTTCAAAGGGCTGACAGTAGATGTCAAAAAAGATAATAATAATAAACGGAGAGAATGATGCCAGTGAAATTTGGAAAAACTTCAAAACAAATAGACCGTGCTACAAAGAAAGTTTCTATTGTGCATGAGTATATGAAAACAAAGTCTAATGGAGAACTCATAGAGGCTTATAACAAACCTGTGATACCTAAGTTGAGACAGAAAGTTAAAAATGAAATCGTGAGAAGAAACAAGTTAGGAATCGCAAACATCGTGTTTACAGAAAAGACAGATGACATTCCAGCAAGTATTTGACCAGTTATATAAACAAGAAAGACTTGTAGAGTACCAATCTCTTACATCCGATAAGGTTCATAAGAGACGGTTTACTATTCCCAAAAAGTTCCAACAAGATTCTGACAAGATAGTAGTGTGGGACTGTGATGAGAAAAAATATCACGACATTGAAATAGATACAATATTAAGTATAGAAATCGACTAAATACTTTTGTGACAATTATGTGACAAAGACTAAGTAGGGAAACCGAAGTGCAGTTCACGGATAGTCACCAAAATACAGAGGAGATTAAAATGCAATATTTAGCATCATGGTCTGCCAATGTCGGTCAATTCTTCATTAGCAGATTCAAAGCATACGACAAAATGATGAAACGAAATCAGTTTCATAAAATTTGTAATAGATTTTTACATAAAACCCCTTGAAAAAATCATAAAAGACCATATATAATAGTAGTGCATATGCGAATTATCGGTATGCACTATTATAAACTTGCTTATTAAAAGGAGAAATATATGACTATCTTTGATGATATCTATGGGAGAACATTCCCATTCGCAATTGGGTTCGACAGAACCTTTCAACTATTAGAGAGAGCCGCACAGGTTCCATCTAACGTAACTTACCCACCTTACAATATTGTAAAAGAAGATGAGGAGAACTTCCACGTCGAACTTGCAGTTGCAGGGTTTTCAAAAGAGGACATCACAATCAAGAAAGAGGCTGAGGTTCTAACTATTGAAGGTAAGATTGACGACAAAGATGACAAAGAGTTTGTTCACAGAGGACTTGCTTCAAGGTCATTCAAAAGAACGTTCACACTTTCAGACGAAGTTCTAGTAAGTGGTGCAAGTATGGAGAATGGTATCTTGAGTGTTGCACTTGAGAGAGTAATTCCTGAAGAGAAGAAACCAATCGACATCGAAATTTCTTAAAAACCCCTAGACAGGAGATACCCTCTGTTGTATAATGGAGGGTATATCCTATAGGAGAATATATTATGTTTAACCCTGAAGTAGGTACGGAAGTACCAAACGTGAATATGCCCGTTAGAGTTGACGGCGAATTCAAATTGTTGAATACTAAGGAACAGTTCGCAGGTAAAAAAGTTGTATTGTTTGGTTTGCCAGGCGCATACACTCCAACCTGTTCGACTAACCAAGTACCAGGCTATGATAAACTAGCAGACCAATTCAAAGAAAAAGGAATTGATGAAATTTACTGTGTGTCAGTCAATGATACATTTGTAATGAACAGTTGGTTTCAATCACTTGGAGTAGAGAACATTTATCCTTTACCTGATGGTAACGGAGAGTTCACTGAATTATTTGGTGCATCAGTACAAAAGGCAAATCTAGGATTTGGAATCAGGTCTTGGAGATATGCAGTTGTACTTTTAGACGGAGTAGTTCAACAAGTATTTTCTGAAGAAGGATTCGGTGATAACATTGATACTGACCCTTACGAAGTATCGACACCTGAAAACGTTCTTAAGAATCTTTTATAAAAACTCACTTACATAAACCGCTCTTTTGTTGTATAATGAAAGAGTGGTTTTTTTATGAGCGTAGTGAATGGAATTAAGTAAACAAGATACAATACACGTTGCATCAAAGATGATGGAGTACTTCCATGAGTTCAATCGTATTGATGATTACTTTCGTGCAAGAAAAATTGAAAGAGTAAAAGATTTACCTGCACCACTTCCAGGCTTTGGTCTAGAGGATGATATGTTTCAAACATATGATATGCATCCAATGGACATGGAGTTTGAAGTTGTAAAACTTCCCAACGAAACATTCGATGCAATGATTGAAAAGGTTGCATCATTCTCACCTGATGAAAATCCAGGCAAGACTTTAAAACTTGTAGTCAAAGAAAAGAACACTAACACTGTATGTGGATTCATTCGTTATGGGTCTCCACTTATAAATTCAAAACCAAGAAACGATTACCTTGGTCAGACACCTGACCTTGACATCTTTAACAAACGTGCAATCATGGGATTCAATATTGTCCCTGTACAACCATTTGGATTTAATTATCTTGGTGGTAAACTTCTTGCAGCCGTATGTTGTTCACATGCAAGTCGTAGAATGTTGAATGAGAAATACGATACAGAGTTTTGTTTATTTGAGACTACATCATTGTATGGTAACATCAAAGGTGCATCAATGTATGATGGTATGAGACCATATTTAAGATACAAAGGTGATACTCAGAGTCAGTTTCTTCTGACACTTGGTGAAGAGATATATCATGAACTCAGAAAGTTTTTAGAATCTAGAAACAACGAACAACCATTGATACCTAAAGATGTGTCATCACGTAAACTTAAGTATCAAACTAAAATGGTTCAGGTAATTAAAAACAATCTTAAAGTTCATGACACTAAAGCATTTGAACTGTTTAGTGATGCAATGAAGAATGCACAGGATGTAACAACACAAAAAAGATTTTACATGTCAGAGTATGGTTACTCTAATGTACGTGATGTCTTACTTGGTAAGACAGAAAAATTAGAGAAGGCTGTTAACTTTGATAGATTTGAATTAGAGAACGTTATCGCATGGTGGAAGAAACATGCATCAAAACGTTTTGAAAAAGTTAGAGACGATGGTAGATTGAGAACTGAATTAGAAGTTTGGAATCAAGATACCATGAACAGAATTGATATTATAAGATGATAAGAAACAGAATACTATGTGATGGTGCAGAAGATTACTCTTCATATAAGGCATTTATATATCGTTACACTTTGATTAAAGATACACCATCACCAACTAATCCTAAAAAGATTTTAAAGAAAGGTACATGGTACTATGGTTCACATTTAGGTGATATAGATGACCCTTATTGGGAGTCATGCGAGAACGAGGACTTTAGAATTTTATTTGCAAGTCCTGAAGAGTTTTTTGATTTAGAAATAATTGCACTGTATGAGAAATACAGTGTAGCAAAAATGGAGGAAGATATGCATCTGAGAGAAAATGCGAAAGAAGTGATGAGTGATATGTCTTTCAATGGACATACAGGATTCATGAAAAAGGATATGTTCATCGACAGAGATAAGGTTAAAAAGTTTGTCAATGAAATTAATAAGAGAACTGAAAGTAAATGGCCTATTAC